CCGCCGCTTAAGTCGTTGTTTATTGTTCATATTATTTTAATTTTAATTTTCGTTGAAAATATCCCTATTCATCCCGAACCAGGATATTATTGCTACATTTGTAGCTTAAACAAAAAATATGATGAAATATTCTAATGAACTTTATGAGCTGCTCGCTGTCGAGTACTCAAAAATCAAATGTCCCGTTTGTGGCAAGTCACCCGAACTGGAGGTATCATCTTACAATAAGTTCTATACGCACTCTTGTGGACATGGCGAGGTGGAACTGCTCATACAACAGGCCGACCAAAGGTGCGTTGCATTACTCAATAGCGATACGCCCCGCACCATACGGCTTGTCCCACCACCTAAAGAATAGCAACATGTCGACGCCTATGTTCTCCTCCTGCTCTGGCAGGTCGGCAATAACCCTCTCCAGGTATGCCTTCAGTTCGGTAGACGTCATTGTCTTATCCTTTTCATAGTGAAGAATGTGGTATAGTTTCTTTCCCATAATTCTATTATTTTTCTGTGAATTTATCAATTTATCTCATTATCCATCATAAGCGCCGCACCTAAGAAAAATATTGCCGATACCAGCATCAGAATACCGGCAAGCACCTGCCGTTCCGTGGGCAGTTGGGTTAATGCCCGATATAAGCAATATGCATAAAATGGCACTATTGTCATAAATGCCAGTATAAAGCCTGCCCAAAAGCGCGCCCCACGTGTTTTTTTATTACGTTCCCCAAACGGTTCTGTTGGCGTACGTCCCGGACGCGGAAATTTTCCGTGAACTTCACGACGTGAACTATGTATCCATTCTTCCATAATTATAAGCTGTTTGATGTTTGTAATATTCCATCTTTCCATACGATATAATAGTTACCGGCTTCGCCTATCGCTCTTCCCTGGCAATAAGCCTTATAACCCATTACACGGACTTTCATGTCGCAGATGTATTTCAGTCGGCGTGCCGGTTTGCCTGTTGGCTGGCTCTTGTCCTCCTGGCTGATGAAGATAAAGCTCTTACGATTAAACCGTCGCATCAACTCTACTGCCTGCTCGTAGCTCCATCCTGCCACCTGAAACGAGTCAATTATAATAAACTTGGGTGACTTGGGTTTGGCTAATCGATTTTCCAGTTCCTCAATAGTATCATCGATAACAACCCGGAATTTTCCCTGTACTTCGTTCATCTCGAGATACTCCATGCGCCGTTGGAAACTTTGGTTTACTTTCTCCTCGTAGCTAAGATAGAGTACCGGTGCGTATCGACACAGTTCCTTACCCAGTTGCATCACAAACGAACTCTTACCGCTGGCACTGGCCCCGCTGATAAACCAAGATGCATTTTCGGCAGGAAAACCGAACGGCTTACTCCATTTGTCGTCCCACGGCAGTGTCACCCACTTCTTCGCGGCTATCTCTCGCGGACTATATGCACGCTTACCCATTATTTTCCTTTTTAATTGACTTTACTTTATACTTCAAAAAGCCGCGAATAATATTAGGGTATTTGTGAATTGGACAAGGTTCTCCTACCTTAACTATCCACAATGGAATATAAGAATTTATCCACATGTCATTTTGAAACGGGCCGGCTTCTTCAACAAGACCAGCCTCGTTTACTCGAAACCAAAGAATATCTTGCCCTCTATCTTCAAGTGTGATTTTTGTTATCATGATGCCATCATTTTAAGTTTCTCTATTTCGGTATACACTCTCCTTAAGCCGCCGTTTGTCTTTCTTACTATGGCATTAATGTCCGTCCCGTCCGGCGCATTGACTTTTGCAACAATACGTGCCTGCTCGTGTAAAAACGCTTCACGCTCGCGCCCGTCGTCCGGTGTAACCTTTGAAAAACGATCACCATAGCGACTAAGCATTTCTGTATAACCCACCTTCTTGCATTCGATGGAGCGGTTGATTTTTTCTTTCAGTCCGTCGGCCCCCATCATATACCAGGCGCAGCAACGTTCAGTGGCATTCCATAAAGCTTTCAGCTCAAGAAAAGCCTCGTATTGTAGGTCACCTGCCTCGTCAAGCACAATAATGGGCTTTTCTATGCTGCGCAGATAGTACACCAGGTCATCGTACACATCGGTATATCTGCCGTTGCTTCCCACACCGAACTCTTTGGCTATTTTACGAATAAGTTTGAGCTTGGTCTTCACCTGCGAACAATCCACATATACGGCGTTCTTGTGTGTCTGCACGTACAGACGGGCGGTAAAGGTTTTGCCGATGTTGGGATAGTCGCACAGTATGCCGCTAATACCGCTTTGCTGCAAGAACTCTAATTGTGCGGTAATATACTGGTAGGTCGGTGTCTTGGCAGGCTTCCATTCAATAGAGTTGTGAATATCCACCTCCAGCCTTCTTGCAATGCTTATCCAGTTGGCATCGCTCAACATTTTCTCAGTCTGTCCGTTTTTCAAACCACTGTATACAGAAGTATTTAAACCTAATGCTGCTGCGTGTTTAGCATCGCTGGGATAATTTGCTCTGTTGGCTGCTACTGCTGCCAAAATGCGTTGTTTAATTTCTTTTGTTATCATTTTAATACTGTTTGAATGTTATTTAAATGCTATTTTTATATATCCATAACCGCGCGTTGCCCGGCATCCATCACGGGTAAGATGATGGGAGGTTGTTGTTCATCATTTGCCACCTTTGTTTCAATCTCAAGTTCTTCGTCTTCCTCGTCAATGGAAGACGATGTGTCCTTAATGATGCCGACGTGCCCGATGGCATTGTCATTGATGTATTTGCGGAACGCTGCAATTTTCTTCTGCTGTGCCTGAAATACTTCTTTGTCTTTTTCAGTCTGTTCTGCGTCGGCTGTATTGAATGTGCCTACATCCTCCAGTGTATCGATGTAACGGTCGCCCTGGTAAATATAGACCTCACTATACTTGCCGTTATCGTCCGGGATATAATAGGCTTCCACATTCACATTATTGGGAGTCAACTGTTCAAGTACGGATGTCTTACTTAGCCACCAGTCCTTATAATCGACCCGGCAATAGCTGTTCCTGCGAATAGAGGTCTCCACTTTCTCGCCTATATATTTTGCGAGTACGGCTTTGCTGATGGGTTGCAGTGTTGGGTTCAGGTTAGCCACGAGCACGTCCCATCTGCTCATACCTTTATATTTCTTTTGGTTGGGGTGCAACGCATTGTTCCACTCCTTCACGTCGGCGGTGTCTTCCGCAATCAGCTGCTCCCACGAGTAGTATTCTTTGTCTTCGTAGGTGTCGTTCAGTTCATCGCTAATTTTCTTACTTTCTATACGCCATTTTCCTTTTCCGTAGAAACGACCTACGCCCAGATGATTACGATGTTCGATGCTTCTTTTCTTTGCACCGTTCATGGGCTCTGCATACTTTTCCTGCGAATTTTGCGGGGCACAGAAACGAACAAAAGGAAACATCACACCTGCCTTTAAAAAGCTTTCTTTCCACTGGCTCATCAGGTGGTTTTCCACCTCTACCTGCGCCGGGCTGCCCCAGCCTTGTCTGTCCAATAGCCGGAACATCGACCTGAAGCAATCTACCACAATATCCACATTCTTATTTCGATTGTAGGCTACCCCGATTACGCATTGGCTGGCAACGTCGTAGGCATAGTAGGCCTTTGGGCGTAGTTTGGTGTCTTTGAGCTTACGCGGCAGGTCGCGGTCATCGAAGCTGACCTTCGACAGAGAAAACTCGGGGGCATGCCGGTGAACGTGCGGTGCCTGTTCATGCATGAAAGAAGTCCATGTGCGTAGCTTGTGCTCAATCAATAGCTTATTCTTGGGCTTGTTGAGGTAATAGATGATGGTAGCTTCGCTTAGTGTTTTTGGATCACCTTTTTTATCCGTAAAATCATCCGGGTTAAAAAGCTCACCGGTTTCAGGATCGAAGACTTCTAACTCACCGCAAACAAAGGCTGAATACATATCATATACCTGCTTGGCATAGGGTTGGTTTCCCTGTATAGCAAGCCCTAATATCAGCTGCTCGGTCTTGTGGTCTACCTTGCGTGCACTTTGGTTACCAAACTTGCCGCTGATAAGGCAGGCATAACCTTCGTGCCGGTATTCGTTCACTTTTTTGCGAAAGCGAAGCGTACTGGCGGGTAGGGTATGACCCAGTTCGCGCCGCAGGGTTTCAATGGTTCGTGCCATCATATCCCAATTATACGTCTCGCCGAACAACTTCTTGCTGTCCCTTGCACGTTCGTACAACTTGATGCAGCAGTTTAATACCGATGCATTCACGATATACTCCTTCTTTTTCTTATCGGTCAGGTTGATACCTGCTAAACTCCGATCGTTAAAGAAGGTTACGGCTGCCGGGTCTGTTTCATAGTTAGACAAAATCCAACCGGAAACACGTACCTCGTCGCCACCGGGAAATACCTCTTCTACCTTCGCACGATAAGAGGTTGGTAGACTGTCTACGGCTATCAGGGCATAATTACCTTTTCCACCACCGGGACGCGCAATGCTGATGCGATTACGAGAGGCCAGCTGACGACAGTAGGCCTGTGTCATTATGCCGCCGCTCTCAAGCTCGTGCGCCGAGATGCAAAGTTTATTACCATAATACTCCATTACACCTGTCTCCTTTATCTTAATACCGTGGCTGTGTGGTCGGATATAAACGGTGATACTTCGTTCTGCAGTTTCTCATACTCATCAATCAACGGGCTTTGAAATCGCTTCACTACAGTTCCGCGCTTGGTAACAGTGCCCTGCCCGTTTTTCTCAACGGTGATGATTATCTCACCCGGAAGACACTGTCGCATTGTGCCGTCAGCAAAATGGAGAGTCTCTATACCCTTGCAATCGTCAAACATCAACACACCGCCGTTTGCCATGGCAGTCTCCCTTATCGCTTCTGCTTTCTTGGAAAAGCCACGCTCTGCATTATAGTTTAAAGCGTTGTAAACAGTTTTATCTGAAACCTTATAGGTATTGATTAGCTTTTTCTCGACTTCTTTTGATACTACGATATACTTTTTCATCTTACTGTATATTTGTTTATTCGTTTATATCATCCAGTAACATACGGAACTCCCGAAGCAGTTCCTGCTTCACTTCCACTATTAGAGTACAGGCAAGAGAAGACATTGCATTGGTGCTTTTCTGTCTCGGGCTGTTCTCCAGCAGCTCTATACTCAAACTCTTAACCTTACACGCTAAATACTCCAGCACTCTGTCCGGTTCTCCTGTACATATCATTTGCCAAAACTCCCGATAACATCTTAACAGCTCCTGCATTTTGTACATGTCCTCGGAATTCCAAATAAAGAAACGTTCGTAATCTTCATTCATCGTCTTTGTGTACTCGTCTGCTTGCCTAAGCGTATGGTCTATGCGCTGTTTTACATGCTGGGCAAGTTTGTCCAGACTACTCTTTAGGTCTTTTTGATTTCCCATTGTTTTATTTCTTTAATTGTTTATAATCTTAACATCTCGCCCTTTTTTCGTATATTTGGCGCGCTGTTCTGTATCGAACACGTTGCAAAAATATACAAGATATTTCGCTTATGCAAGAAATTAAACAAGAAAAATCGCTTATAAAGCAAAATATTTCGCTTTATTTGGCTCAAAAGGGGATCACCCATTATGAATTTTATAAGGTTTCAGGTACTACACGTGGCATCCTTGGGCAGAATAACGGCATAAGCGAAGATAATATAGCGAGATTTCTCGCGTACGCTCCTGATGTTAATATAGAATGGCTTCTGACAGGCGAAGGTAGTATGCTTAAGTCCTCCAAAGCACCCCAACAGCACCTGCCCGATTCATCGCCTGATAGTCCTGCCCTTAGTGATAGTCCCCCAACAGTCTCATATACCCCTAATAAGGGTACACCGTATTATAACGTAGACTTCCTTGGGGGCTTCGATCTTACTGTCATTGATCAAACCGTCAATCCGGAATACAACATCGACTTTAAGCCATTCAATAAACAAGGGGTCAGTTGGGTTAATATCACAGGCCATTCCATGGAGCCCAAAATCAATCATGGTGATATTATTGCACTCAAAGAATGCAGACTTGAGGATGTACAATATGGCGAAATCTATGCAGTTGTGCTTGACACCCTTCGCACTGTTAAGATTCTACGTAAGTCGCAAGACCCAAACAAGATGCGGTACGTACCCATCAACAAAGAAGAGTATGACGAACAAGAGTACGAGAATTCTCGCATACTTCACATTTTTGAAGTGCTTGGTAATATTAGCCGGTTTATGTAGATTAATAAGCCTAATACCGTTCTCAATAATGTACCCCTATACCCCTCCCAATCTCCCCCTGGCTCCCTTTTGGGGCTATATCCCCCCTCTTTTATACGCAATTTGAGTACAACTGATTGATTTTCATATATATAATAAGGTGTAATTTTAAAAAGGGGTAGTTTTTAGGGGGGGGGTATCAGCCCAAAAAACGAAGCTATCGCAAAAAAAGTGGTATTTTTCCCCCTCTCTATCGCACCCCCTGAAAACCCTATTTTTGTCACTCCAAACTTCAAAAAGTGTCACTCCAAATGTCACTCCAAACTGTCACTCCAAGTGTCACTCCAAATCAAAAAAATGGGGTAAATAACACAAAAAAGAGGTAGTAACATACTACCCCTTCAGCTTTAGCCTTAAAACACCCTTTTATTTGCGCTTAAGGCTCATTCAAACAGCTTTAATGTTATCCCTCTATTGCCTCTGATAAGCGTAGATTGCCGTATTACAGCGCGTTTCGTTATGATGGCGCCACCACCTGATAAGCCGGCGTGAAGCAAGTAATTTTTAGTTGCTCCGAGTTGTTCAGACGTTAATACGGTGAAGATGGCCGTAATACTACCAAAGTACCAATCTCGACGTTTAACGCCATCAATACTTTGTATCAAATGCACATGTATTACTTTTGTCATAATTCACTAATATTTTGATGCAAATATACCAAATAATTACTATTTGGAATATATTTGTAATTATATTTTTATGAAAAAGCAGTAAAAAGAAGGGGACAAATAGGTCTGAAAGTAGCCTGTTTATCCCCCTTATTTGTGCATATGTAACATTTCAACCCGCTATACAGGCATATTTTAGCCCGTCGTGTAACATAAATGTAACATGAATGTTATATAAAATACGTTTCGTTTTTTTTCGTCATATTCGGTATTGGGGCTGTAAGTTATTATTTATCAATGCAGTACAATATATTTTTATTCTGTTGGTTCCAATACGCTTCGTTCTGGGGGTGGTAGATGAGGAGAGATTATTAATCAGTTGCATAAATAAAAACACATTATATTACGCATGAGTTTGATTTCTGTTGAAATATCCTTAGCTTTTGAATATGCGGTACTTTATTTATTTTTAAATAGAAAGA